ATGTCGCCTCGTGTGTGGAGCGAAATTTGTAGACCAGCTTTAGTAGATAGAAAAGGGTGGGCAATCTTTATTGGAACACCAAAAGGAAAAAATCACTTTTGGCAGTTGTATGAAAATGCAGAAAAAGATAAAGAGTGGACAAGGTATCTATTTAAAGCATCTGAGACTGGAGTTGTAGCTCCAGAAGAATTAGTAGCAGCCCGAAAAGAAATGGGCGAAGATGAATTTCAGCAAGAATTTGAGTGTTCTTGGTCAGCAGCAATTAAAGGAAGTTATTATGGTTCAATTATCGAAGAAGCTGAAAGTGATGGTAGAGTTAGCAAGGTTGAGGTTGACCCTGCTCTCCCCGTTCACGTTGCTTGGGACTTGGGCATCTCAGACAGTTGCAGTCTTTGGTTTTTTCAAGTCACAATGGGTGAAGTTCGTTTCGTGGATTTCTATGAACATTCGGGGGTAGGACTTGAGCATTACGTTAAAGTAATGGAACAAAAGGGGTATTGGTACGGTGATGACTGGCTACCCCATGATGCAAAAGTAAGAGAGCTTGGAACTGGGCGAACAAGGGCAGAAACTCTAGTGAATATGGGTCGCAGACCCCGAATTGTAACCAACCACAAAGTAGAAGATGGTATCAATGCAGCAAGGCTGTTATTGCATCATTGTTGGTTTGATGAATTAAATTGTGAACAAGGCATCAATTCTCTACGTAGTTATCAGAGAGAGTGGGATGATGTGAAGCGTGTATTTCGCAAAACACCTTTACATAATTGGGCTTCTCATGCAGCAGACAGTTTTCGTTACGCTTCAATGGCTTATAGAAATATACAACCTGAAAAGAAAGTTCCAGGGCTACAAGAAACACTTTTACAAAAAAGTACACTTGACGAGATGTGGAATATACACGATAAGGAAACGTTTAGTGAATTGGAGCCTAGAATTTAATGGCAGCTTTACCCCAGTTAGAAGTTGAAGATGTAAACTTTGACTTTGAAGGCCAAGACATCAATATGATGTCTGAGATACTGTCATCTCCACAGAAAATTATTATTACGACAGAAACAACGGAAAAGCCGTTGGACTTTACTGGTCGTAAACGTAAGAAAAAAACTAAGGAAGAAATTGATATTTCTGACATTATGCAAGAAAATCAATTAATGGCTAATCCTGAGCCTCAATTTATGGCTGGCCCTCCTCCTATGCAGTTGCCTCTGTACCCACCTAAACCAATGCAAGAAGCTCCTATGATGGGGCAACCTATGGCTCCTCCTGAATTTGGGCAATACTAAGAGAGAATACTGAATGGCAAACGATACTCAAAAAGAGCAAGAGCTTTTATATGGATCGTCATTATACTGGCAAAAAGAGCTAGATAATGCAGCACAGTATGAGAAAAGTTGGCGTGAACGTGGCAATGTTATTGTTAATAGATACAGAGATGAGCGTGAAGGGTACACTTTAACGGGTGCATTAAGCCGTAAATTTAATATTCTTTGGTCTAATACTGAAACATTAAAAGCAGCACTACTGGCTAGAATGGCAAAGCCAGATGTTCGCAGAAGGTTTCCAGACTCAAACCCAGTAGGTAGACAAGTAGCGATTCTTTTAGAAAGAGCGTTACAATATGAATTAGAAACTAGCAAAGCTCAATTATCTTTATCTTCTGCTCTTGAGGACTACTTGCTTCCAGGCAGGGGAGTTATATGGGTTGTTTATGAGCCAATTTTAGTTACTGAAAAGGTAACTGTTGAGGTCAAAGACGAAAACGGGGATGTAATTGAGAAGCAGGTCGAAGAAGTAGAGCGTCTTGGGGATCAGCGTTGCAGATTTGAGTATGTTCATTGGGAAGATTATCGAGAAAGTCCTGCACGAAGGTCAGAAGATGCAACATGGAGAGCTAGAAGGCATCTTTTAACTAGAGATGAGCTTATACAGCGTGGTTTTAAGGATGCACACGACATACCTTTGAATTGGATGCCAGAATCCAACGAATACAATGAAAATGAATTATATAATAGAGCAGAAATTTGGGAGATTTGGGATAAAGTACAGCTAAGAAGGATATTTGTTGCAACTGGTTACAAAGAAGTTTTAGCTGATGACGAAGATCCTTACAATTTAGAGAATTTCTACCCATGTCCGACACCACTCATAGCGGTTAAGACTACAAACACCTCTATTCCAATACCAGAATATACGCTTTATCAAGATCAAGCTGAAGAATTAGATAGAATTACTACAAGAATTACTTTTTTAATCGAAGGTTTGAAGCGTAGAGGCGTTTATGATGCAGGAATACCCGAATTAGCACATTTAGCAAACGCAGGAGATAACGAGTTTGTTCCTTCTGAAAACTTTGCAAATTTATCGCAAAAAGGTGGTTTAGTTGGGGCATTTCAAACAGAGCAAATTGGTGAAATTGCTACTGTTGTAAATGGCCTGTATCAACAGCGTAGTGCAGTATTACAGATAATATACGAAGTAACAGGGATAAGCGATATTCTCAGAGGAAGCACAAAAGCGTCTGAGACTGCGACAGCACAAAAGCTCAAGGCACAATATGGGTCTATGCGGTTACGCAGAAGGCAAGACGACATACAGACTTATATCCGTGATTTATTCCGCATTAAAGCAGAGCTTATTGCTGAAAACTACGAGCCTGAGACATTAGAACGCATGACAAATATTCCAGTTACAGAAGAAATGCTGGAAATTATGCGAGAAGATAAACTTAGAAGTTATATTATTGACGTACAGACAGACTCAACTGTGTTTGAAGATGAAGAAGAAGAAAAACGGACTAGAATACAGTTCGCAGACACACTAGGGGCGTATTTAGTAAAAGCTATAGAAATAACGCAAGCTGCTCCAGATTTAACTCCGCTTGCATTTGAGATTGTTAAGTTTGTTTCTGGAGCATGGAAGGTTGGAAGAAACTTCGAGGATATAATAGACCAGACAGAAGCTACAATTATGCAGCAATTAGAAGCCTCAAAACAGCAACCGCAAGTTTCTCCTGAACAACAGATGCAACAAGGAAAGATGCAAGCACAACTTCAAATGGAGCAACTAAAGCAGCAGGGCAAACTTGCTGATATTTCGAGTAGAGAGCAGTCTGAATCTAGAAAAGTTCAAGAAGAAGGCCGAGCTTCATCAGAGAGAGTTCAGTCAAAAGAAGATTTAGCAATGTTAGAAGCAGAGCTAAAATTGGCTTCAGGGGGCGGTTAATGGGGAAATACGAAGATAACTACAATCAGATTATGTGGAATAAAAGAAAAGCCAGAATTAGAACTATACGGTTAAAAAATAACGCTCCTACTTTCTATGTAGTTAAAGATATTGAGCCTTTTGTAAGTCCTATTGATAAATCTGTTGTTTCTAGCAGAAGTGGGCTTAGAGAGCATGAAAAGAAACATAATGTAAGACAAATCGGTAACGATTGGTCAGGGAGTTCTAAACCTTCAAATTGGGAGAGCATGACAAATGGAAGAAAATAAAGAGATTATCCCCGAAAGTGGGGCAAGTTCAGAACGAGATCAAGCACAAGTTTTAGATGGCATTTTAGAGAGTGCTATCGGTGGAGAGCTTTTAAGCAGCGAAACGCCCACTCCAACAGACAATATAGCTGCCGTAGAACATGACACGGAAGAAAGCGAAGTCCAACCAGACCCATCTGCTGATACCGTCGAAGAAGGCCAAGAAGAAGAAGCAGAGGTCAGTCTTGAGGCAGATGAAGAATCTGTTGACGACTCAGACCCAAAACATATTTCTGCTCCTAAAACATGGCCTAAAGAACAACGTGAAGCGTTTGAAGCTCTCCCTGAAGATCAGCAAAGTTTTATGCTGAAAAGAGAGAAAGAACGTGACGCTGCGTTCACCCGTAAGACCTCAGAACTAGCCGAGCAGCGAAAAGAAGCTCAGAGCGTGTTAGATGTTGTCAAGCCTTATGAAACGCAAATGAGAGCGAATGGCATACAGCCCGAAGAATATATTGCAAGGCTTATGACCTATGACCAGGCGTTACGACAAAATCCCAAACAAGCTCTTGAGTATCTCGCCCAGCATTACGGTGTGAATTTGAAGTCTAACGAATCAGGCGTGGATCAACAGTCCTTGTATCAAGAGCCTGTTGACCCTCAGTATCAACAACTGCAACAACAGTTAGATGAACAAGGCAAGTATCTAAGATCAATGCAAGAGTCTCAACAAAACGCACAATATAGCGAACTTGTGGGAAAAGTAGAAGGTTTTGCTAACGAGAAAAGCTCGGTAGGAGAACTAAAGCACCCACATTTCGAGAAGTTGCGTGAACGTATGGGAAGGCTTGTAAATGCAGGTGAGGCAAAAGATTTAAAACAGGCTTATAATATGGCTTTACGATTAGATGAAGATTTGTATAAAGAAGCAATCCAGTCTGAAAGAAAAGCTGTAGCAACAAAAGAGGAGGAAAGGAGAAAGGTTGCCGTTGAAAAAGCTAAACGTGCAAAGCCATCTTCTTCTGGCCCTCCGCCAAGAGGCTCTGTTAAACAATCTGGCCTAGATGACCTGCTGCGTGATTCGATAGCGAGCATTTAATCATCTGACGTTGTTCCTATAGTGGGAATAAAAAAATGGCGAGTCCGAATAGTACTTATACGGAAATTGTCACCACAACTCTCGCAGGCTATTCTAAGACAATGGCTGACAATATTACGAACAACAATGCGTTGCTTCGTCATATCGACCGTGATGGAAATAAATCTCCAGCCACAGGTAGAACTATTGTCCAAGAACTAGAGTATGCTACGAACTCCACTGTTAAGTGGTATTCAGGCTACGAAGTCTTAGATACGTCAACGAGTAATGTTTTCACAGCCGCAGAATACGACTACAAGCAACTTGCTGGTAATGTCGTAATCTCTGGTTTGGAACAGGTGGAGAACAGCGGTAAAGAGCAGATTTTCAATCTTCTCAAAAGCCGCATCCGTAACCTTGAGAAATCACTCAAAAACACAATGGCTACTTCGCTTTATGCGGATGGCACAGGAACCAGCGGAAAGGATCTTGGTGGCTTACAGCTACTCGTTCCAGGAACCGTAGGTAATACAGTAGGTGGTATTAATTCTACCACTTATTCATTTTGGCAGAATCAAGTTTATGATTTCTCTACAGAAACCGTAACTGCTTCCGCTACTACAATACAGTCTGCTATGAACACTTTATGGCTGGCTACAATACGAGGTGCAGACCGCCCGAAGGTTATCGTTGGTGGTACAACATATTTTGGTTTCTACTGGTCATCTCTCCAGAGTAATCAAAGATTTGTATCTGACGATTCTGCTTCAGCAGGATTTATGAACTTAATGTTTATGGATGCTCCTGTTTATTATGACGATCAATGCACCGCTACGAGAATGTACTTCCTCAATACCGACTATCTGTTCTTACGTTATGCAGAAGGTCGTGAGTTTGTACCTCTCGGTGAGAAGGCTTCTGTCAACCAAGACGCTATGGTAATGCCCGTTGCTTGGGCAGGTAACTTAACCTGCTCAAACCGTGCTCGCCAAGGCGTTATTCAGGCATAGGGGTTTTTGAACAATGACATACACAACACAATCTGCTATCGGTATAGCCTTTGACAACGGAACTGAATCTACTCCAAGTCAGGTCGTTGGCACAAGAATGGTCGGAATCGATAGTGCTGAATGGTTATATATTACGGCTGGTTCAGCAATCGCACAGTATGATGCAGTAACCGTTACAGAGGCTTTTTCTGGAGTTCCAGCAACTAAAGCTCTCATTGACGATCATCATATCTTTTCGGTTGCACCAGCAGCCATTTCATCTGGTGAATATGT